AAACTTATCTTCAAGTTCAACCATCTTTTCAGCGATAGTATAGATACGAGATTTCAGTTCATCATTCCAGATTTCTGGATTCTCACCTATGTATGTTCTAAACAATTTAATCATATTCTCAGCATGTTGTGTTTCATCAACGATTGACCAAGTAACAATCTGACCCATGCCTTTCATTTTACCATGTCGTGGGAAATTCAACAACATGATGAACGATGAAAACAACTGCATACCTTCGGTAAATGCAGAGAACACAGCAATGTGTGTTGCAGTGTTTTGTTTAGTTGTATTCTGTTTAGATATGTCGATTACATAATCATGTTTCTCACGCATTTCAGCATACTCAGAGAATTCATTGTATGTTGTTTCTGGTAGACCAAGAGTTTCAATCAAGTGTGAGTAAGCAGCAACGTGTAAAGCTTCGCGGGCAGCAAATCCCAACAACATCATACGCATTTCAGGTTGCGGAAAATAAGGTAAGTAGTTGTTTACATAACCACCAGCAACATCAATATCTCCTTGAGTGAAGAACCTGAAGATGTGTGTTAAGAATTGTTTTTCTTCGGTTGTTAACTTGTTCTTCCAATCTTTAACATCTTCCGACATTGGAACTTCTGTATGCAACCAATGTGATTGTTCATGTTTCAACCATGCATCATAAGCCCATGCATAATTGAAAGGTTTAAAATATGTGCGTTCTTGTGTAACATCTTGTTTTGTTTTTTTAATCATTTTTTTCTTTCTTTAATTCCAGTATTTTGAGTGATTTATATTGTCCCAGTATTCTTTATTATTTCTATTCCAAAAATTCTTGATTAGATACCAAGCCATACCAAAGTAACCCATTTTTTGAAACCTTCTACTATCTTGGCCAACATAATGATTGACTAATTTAAACTTCTTTGTATCATACATCTTTGACAAGAAAAAGTCTTCACTTGTTCCATACTTCTCAGCAAAGCCACCATATTCCTCAAATTTATCCCGGCGTGTAAGCATGAATGCACCAACAGCGAATGGCACTTTATACTTCATAATATTGTTTACAAAATTGAATAACATAAATCCAATCTGTGCTGTTTTGCTATTATCGTAACATTTTATATGTAGACCAACAAGGTCAAGGTTGTTTGATTCGAATTCATCAACTACATCACGAATAGTATTGATATTAAAGAAACGAACATCCGCATCAATGAACAAGATGTACGGAGTAGTTACTAACTTAGCTCCATTGTTCTTGGCAATGCTAACAGGTCCGCCTTCGATAATTTCCACATTTAAATTACCTTTGGTGTATTGTATCACTTCCCGTGTGTGGTCTGTGGAACAGTCGGCAATAATGATCCTGGTACTACCTATCATTTGAGTACGCAGTTGTAATAATAACCACCCTATGTAGTTTTGTTCATTCTTGCAAGGAATTACTATTGTTATTTTATCACTCAACATCATTAATTTTATTTTCTTAAATATAAGTTATCTACAAAATCCAATAATAATCGATGATGGTCACCGTTGTGCCATTTACCTTTCATCCAAGTATATGAATCGTACCAAAATTTCTCACTTTCAGGATGACATCCAATTAGTCCTATGTTATTTTGAAAGATAGCCATGGCGTCACCATTTGCATATGTTGCAACAGTTTCAAATTTAGCTTTGTCTCCAATTAAAGCACAACCATCATTAAAGAACATATGCATAGGTTCATCATTCCAAACAATAGGCATATTCTTTGTGTGTGGTCGTTTAGTGTCTGACGTTTTTCTTTTGTAATATTGAACTGGTTCAACACCATCTAATATATTAAAATAATGTTTTCCTGCCCAATATGCACCCATACAAACTCCAAGATATTTTCCACCATTTGAAACAAACTCTTTAATTCTTTTTCCATTAGCTTTCATAAGATAATCGAATGAATCTGAATTTCCAAAACCTCCCGGAAATGATATGATATCCACATCATCAAAGAAATTTTCTTCTAGTGTTTGTTTAGTGAATATTTTAAAATTGTAATATTCAGATAGTGCATTAATAATACCGTTGTTTGATTGTACTGAACACATTGGTTGATGTACAAATACAGCTATCTTTGGTTTCATATTATGTTGCCAACCAAGTTTCCAAATCGTTCTTAGTTTTCAAACCTGTCATTCTTTTAATTTCAATATTTTCATCCATTAATACAAGAGTTGGTACAGACCTAATACCAAACTCAACTGCAATATCAGAATATTTGTCAATATCAATTACCTCAATTATGGTATCTCCTTTGACTTCTTCTAAAATAGCAGCCAATGATTTACACGGTCTGCACCACTCTGCTGTGAATCTCAATACTCTTTTCATTTTTTATCCTTCGCAAGCTATGCAATCGTTACCTTGTGCAATTTGTGTCATGTCAATTTCTTTAATGACTTGTCTTTCAATTCTCTTTGAAACTTTATCAGCTTTGCCAATCTTCTCTGAACGGCAGTAGTACAATGTCTTCAATCCTTTTTTCCATGCCATAAAGTGAATAGCGTGGAGATACTTGATATTAACATCAGGTCTAAAGAATAGGTTCAATGATTGTGCTTGGTCGATATACACTTGTCTATCAGCAGCCAAGTCAATAACCCAGCGTTGGTCAATTTCCATAGATGTTTTGAATACCGCTTTTTGATTTTCATCTAAAATATTCAAATGTTGAACAGAACCATCATTAGCAATAATGGATGACCACACTTCATTATATTCTTCTTCTGTTTGTGTCAGTTCTTTAATGATTATATCAAGCCATCTATTCTTGTTCAAAAATGATCCTGATAAAGTGTCTTGACGGTAAGCGTTAGCACGGTAAGGCTCGACACTAGGGCTAGTGTTTCGCATAATGATAGACGAAGAAGCATTTGGAGCAATAGCCATAAGATGACTGAAACGCTTGCCAGTACCAAGAGCATCTGGAGCTTCACCACGTTCTTTACCCAAAATGAGATTAGCTTCATCTAGTTTCTCCCTTATTGACTTAAAGATTCTATTGTTTGCGACCTTGGCCATAACTCCCTCAAAAGCAATTCCGTTTCGTTGGAGATAGGCGTGAAAGCCCAAGGCACCAACGCCAATAGAGCGTTCACGTTCGGCAGAATACCTAGCACGTTTAACCGTATTAGGAGCATTATCAATAAAATACTGCAAAACATTATCCAGCATTTCTGCAACATCCTTGAGAAATAATGGTTCATCTTTCCATTCATCGTAGTTCTCCAGATTTAACGAAGAAAGGCAACAAACAGCTGTTCTTTCTTTATCTGTTGGTAAAATGATTTCTGAACAAAGATTAGATTGGTGTACTTTTAGACCTTTGTCCTTCAACCATTGTGGTAGCATTCTATTGCTGGTGTCGATATAATGAATGTATGGTTCACCCGTGTGCATACGCAATTCTAGAATCTGTTGCCAAAGATGTTTAGCTGAAACAGTCTCACGAATTATACCACTATATGGATCAACTAGATTCCAAGAATCATCAGCTGTTGGATCCAACATACAGTTTTCAATCAACTGCATAAAGTCATCTGTAATATTTATTCCGTGATGTAAGTTCAGGCATCGAACATTAGGATCGCCTGTGGGCTTACGCATTTCTAGAAAAGCAGTAATATCGGGATGAGAAATATCAAGATAGGCAGCATAACTGCCACGACGAGTACGACCTTGACGATATGCCAAAGAAGAAGCATCATAAATTTTAAGATGCGGCATAACACCAGTAGACTTATCATCGGCAGACCTAATACCAAAACCAATACCAACGCCGCCGCCAAACATAGAGAGCCAATTTGTTTCAGAAAGGTTGTCAACTAGACCTTCCGCTGTATCATCGATAAAATTAAGGAAACACGATATTGGAAGTCCTTTTTTAGAACGACCATAAGATAGAATAGGAGTTGAATAAGATAACCAGTGTTTTGAGGAATAGTCGTACAATCGTTGAGCGTGAACTGTGTCAGTTCCGAAGGCTGCGGAAACGAAGGCAAATCGTTGTTGTGGTGAAGTTTCATCATCTTTCATATAAGACTCTTTAAGTCTTTTTATTCCTAGTTCGTCAAAAATTTTATCTCTTTCCAAATCTATATTTATACCCAGGTATTCCATGTTTATTCCTTATTATTATTCAAAATACTTTTAATATCAGGAGGAGTCCAACCTTCAGGTTTTAGAACTTTTCCATCGTTTCTTTTTAATACTTTTCCAGTTTCACCATCGATTTTGGCTAAATTGCTTCTTGCAACTTCATTCCAAACATCTTGTTGTGGAATTTTTAATGTACGTTCTAATCCTTCAATAACCCATTTTAAATCGGCACAACCGTCTGCAATGTCTACCATGTTTTGGCGAAAAAAAGCATTCATCAATTCATCAAATTCTTCTCGAATTAAAGCAATATAAAGAGTTGCTTGTTTACCAAATCCTGTTTCTTTTTGGTCACAGGCATTCATAAATCTTTCAACATCATCTGAACTATTCATTTGTATACTCCACAATCATTGGGAAAATTGGTTCAATTGCTGCAGCACATGCAAGAGCTATTTCTTGGTGCTCTTTCTGTGTTCCGTTTGCGCTCCGGAGTTGTATATAGTGAACCCAAGACCTGAGGGTTCCGTTCATATACATTCGAGATTTCGTCATACCTTCAGGTAAAACTGCGCGAGCTTGTTCTTTTGCAATTCCATTTTCTAGGGCCCAACTATATTGTTTTTTGATTTGTTCCAATAACACTTCTTGTCGGTCAATCCATTGTCTTTTCAATACTTCATCGGTAACATCAATGCTATTCTGACGATTTTTGGTGTCTTGCAATCTTGCTTCACGCAATTCAAAACCAAGTTGTGACGCATCAGCATATCGTTGAGAAAATTCTTGGAATGAGAAAGAACGGTGACGCAAAATCTGCCTTGCAATGTCACGGGTTGTTTCAATCTCCAGACACACGGAAACCATTTCCAACGGTGACCAATGTTGGTTGTTAATCAAGTAACGAACCAACTTCTCAGCAGTCTCCGAGTTGTTTTGGTTTGATGGATTAGACACACGAGCCGCATACGCGACCTGGTCCATTAAACTCTTACCATCTACTCCTTGAGAGTATGAAATCAAATTTACATTCATATTTTTTTCCAATTCACAAATTCCATTTTAGCTCTAAGATTCACAAAAGTGTGTTTCTCCATTATATCATGCAAATCTTCAATGTCAAATCCAGTTAATATCATGTCATTAATGTCTTTGTCTGTTATGATACCTGGCCAAACAACGACATTGAAATGGTTATCAACTGCATGTTCCATCAATTTCACAATTTCTTTATTTCTAGGTTCATTGTCGAAAACTAGTACAATTTTTGATTTGTCCAAGTATTCTGCGGCCGATTCCAATGACGAACTGGCGACAGCCACAGAATTTTTGATAAACATCGAATCGATTGGTCCTTCAAAGACATATATTGGTTTGTCTTCATCGACACGGTTGATTCCAAACATGCGTGGAACATCGTCCATGAGTTTGATTGTGATGTAACGAATCTTCGACTGACCGAGTGCTCGGCCTTGAAATCCGGT